ATAGTGGCTTGGCATCTCTTCCTGGGTCAGGGTATGGTTGTACTCTCCGCCGGTTCCTGCAGCACCAAAAGTCATACATACAGACCAGCAAGATGTTCCACGCACTGACGCTTTAACTCCATCTGCGGATGGACATAAAGGTCCATCGTGGTTGTCACATTGGCATGGCCCAGCAGCTGAGAAAGGCTTTTGTAGTCACATCCACAGGCAATGCAGTTGGTGGCGAAGGTATGACGCAGGCAATGAAATTTCCTGTGTGGGATGCCCAGCTGACGCAGCTGGCGGTTGTACCAGAGGCGGTATTTCCCCGGTTCCTGGGGCCTCTCGTTCCCGGTGATGATGTAGCAGTCATCACCTTTTTGCTGCAGGGACAGCAGATGGCATATCCAGCTGTTGAGCGGGATGGTCCTGATGCTTGCCTTGCTTTTGGGCGGGGTGATAGCCAGTCGACTGCCGTCCGTTTTGGTGTAAGTCCTGATGATGGTCTTCCTAATCTGTAGAGTCCTCTCTCGCAGATTGACATCAGACCACTGCAGAGCGCACAGCTCACCGATGCGGATCCCGGTGTGGATGGTGAGCAGTACACCCAGACCCCAGGGAGTCAGACAGGTCTGCAGGTGGTTGCACATGGCGACTATTTCGGATTTATTAAACACTTCGATTTCTTTTGGTGGTGCATATGGCAGCCGGATTTCTCCAATGCCAGGGGAGGTGATTTTGATGACAGTCAGGATGTCGCGGACAAAGGACTGCGAAAGGCCTCCGCCGGTCACCCGGTTGCCGGATTCCAGGAGCCTGAGGGCAAGATCCTGCACGATGTCTGTGGTGACCTCTTCCAGCTGGCCAAGATGTGGCAGCAGGTGATTTTCCACGATGTTTGCATAGCAGGTGTAGGTTGAGTATTTCTGATAGATCCGCTGGTCAGCCAGCCATTTCTTCAAAATTTCTTCATATTTCATGGAGGTATCTTATGAAAATCTATTGTCAAATCGGCGATGACGGAACGGTCACCGCCTTTTCCACGTGCTCCACCGCCGATGTGCAGGTGGATGCAGAGGTGACCGGCCCACTTTATCCGGAAAAAATTTCCGGCTACAAGCTGGAACCGGACAACACTGGCGTCAACTGTCTTGTTTTTGATGAGGAGCAGTACAAGGATTGCATCAAAAAGGAGCAGGAAGCAGCTGCCAAAGCCGAAGCGGAAGCCAAACTGGCGGAAGTCACCCGGGATGCCCTGCTGGATGGTGTTGACGACCAAACCGCACTGTCCATGGCACCGCTGTATCCCGAATGGGATCCCAATGGTGTTCTCTACAAAGCCGGCAGGCGTGTCCGGTACAAAGACGGGTTTTACAGGGCGCTGCAGGACCACAAGTCGCAGGCAGACCGGACACCGGACACAGCGGTCTCCCTTTTTGTCTCCATCTCTGACCCTGCCGAAGAATGGCCGGAGTTCAAGCAACCCACAGGCGCTCATGACGTTTATATGGCTGGCGATAAGACGACCTATAAAGGCGAGCACTACACCTGTAAGCGTGACAATACCGCACACTCCCCGGAAGCTCTTCCGGATGCATGGGAAAAAGCCGCAGAGTAGCGGCTGGAAAGGAATTTGTTATGAACAAGCTGATGAGTAAAGACTGGTGGGAAAAGGCCACTGTACGGGCTATCAAGACAGCTGCGGAGGCAGCTGTCGCCATGATTGGCACGGGAGCTGTGGGCATCCTGTCTGTGGACTGGGTCAACCTGGCATCTGTTACCTGCATGGCAGCTGTCGTGTCTTATCTGATCTCTCTGGGCGGTCTGCCGGAAGTAGACCCCAACGCCTGAGCCTATGCTTGAGTTTCTGAACGCCATCGGGCCTGTGACTGTCACGGGCCTTTTTGGCATCATCTTGTGGCGGCTGCAGGCGGCAGATGCAGACCGGAAAGCCAACCGGGCAAAGTCAGACGAGCGGATGGCCAGAATCGAAGCCAACACGGCTAAGCTGGCAGACCATGACCTGGAACTGGCGACTCTGACAGACATTATGGAAAAGCTCAAAGAGGGCATTGACATGAACGGAGAAGGTTTCAAGGTCATCATGCGATACATGCTGCAACGCTATCATGCCGAGTATATGATCCAGGGCTGCATCACCAGCCACCAGCTGACAGAGTTTCTGGAAGCCTATGAAATCTACAAAGCCAAAGGCGGAAATGGTACCGCCAAGGGCTGGAAAGAGGAAATCTGCGCTCTGCCTGTGCGGGATGACCTGCACCCGGGCAACCCTTATTTAGAAATGCTTAAGAACAAAGGAGAATAGTATGGCACTCACAAAAACCAAAGACGGAAAAACCTATGAACTGCTCAGATTCCCGATGAAGACGATGAACATCACCCAGGGAAACAATGGGCAGTATTCGCACCAGGGCGTTAATGCTCTGGACATTGCAGGCAAAGACACAGGCATTGAGCCTACTTTTGCACCCTGTTCCATGCGCTATAAATGGCATGATTCCGCTGCCAACGGCAACGCGATTTTTTTCGAGTCTACAGCTCCGGTAATGTTCGCGGATGGCACCATTGATTACGCGACATTCATGTTCATCCACGACAACTACATCGGGGACATTCTGGCGCTGGCCAACAAGGGACATGTCTTTGCTCAGTGGGAAGAGTTTGGCGATGAGGGTACCGCTGGCCGGGCAACGGGAAATCACTGCCATTTTGAAGTTGCCAAGGGACGCTATTCCAGACCGTACGATGGACCGAACCTGTACGGGGTTTACTGCCTGCATAACTCCATCACCGCAGACAAAGCCTGCGTGGTTGATGGTGTGACCATCAAAAACGGCAACGGTATGGCATGGAAAAAGGCGTCTCAGGTATCGACTGGCAAGCAGTGGACGCGGGACTGCATCCTGGAAGAGGGAGAAAAAACGAAGTCTGTGTCTGTCCAGATCGGGGCGTGGCCGGGAACCAATAACGCCATCAAGGGCGGCAAGGTGTACATCCCGGCTCTCGGCGACGGGATCCCGATGACCAAGGTGACAGAAGCTGGAGATACCAGAGACGGCAAGTTCGACAACTATCTGGCAAACACCAACGCAAAAGTAACTGTTGATGAGTGCACAGTCGAAGCGGTTGATAAGGCGAAAAACAAAGTCAAGATCCACGGTGTCTGGGTCAACCCTGACCCTCTGATGGGACTTAGATAAATAGGAGGAGCAAGACGATGAAAAAGGCAATGATCAGTCAGCCTATGGGCGGGCTTACAAAAACTGAACTGCTGGAGATTCGGGACAAAGCGAAGGCAGTCCTGGAAGAGCAGGGCTATGAGGTGCTGGACACGGTGTTTGAGAGCTTTGATTCCTGTGACCTGATTGACCTTGAGCACATCGCGCTGCTGCATCTGGGCAAGAGTCTGGAAGCAATGGCGCTCTGCGATGCCGTGTACTTCTGCGACGGCTGGCAGGATAAACGCGGATGCCGGCTTGAGCATCAGGCAGCAAGTGCTTACGGCATCAAGGCGCTTTACGAAAAAGCATAAAGAAACCCCGGGGAAACCCGGGGCATTTTTTAAGTGTGCCGGGCATGGCACAAATCTTACTGGTGAAAGTCCAGTCACGGGCATTTGTCGCCAAGTGTAGCGAACCACAAGCGGAAAGCAGTAATGCTCAAGTGAAGGCAGTGGTGTAGCAAAGTCAGCGAGCCTACGAACAGAAACCTGATACAAGGCCAAATGGCGGGTAAGGTTGCTTAACAAACCGAAGCCCAAAAGACAAACGTAAAGCCAAGACGGTAAATCAGGAGGTTGTGCGACGAAAGATTCGTGTCTTACCCCGGGAGACCCTGTGGACTGCCAGATGACAGGATGAAAAAGATTGTCACAGGGAGTCAGCTGAGGCCGTAGTAGCGGTAGTCCGTGAAGGGCCTAATGTCGTTATATTGCGAATCGTCGTAAGCAAGATGAGCATACTCCGTACACTCAGGTTCCGCCTGGGATTCTGGACCGTAACCGAGATGAGGAAGGAAATGAACGAAGAGGATTGCTTATACCTTTACGAACGAAGAGAGGAGCAGCCAATGGAATTGATTGAATGGATACTGGCGGATAAGAATCTTGATGAAGCTATCCGGAACGTGAAGAGGAACAAGGGTGCAGCTGGTGTAGACGGTAAGAGCGTTGACGCACTGGATGCCCTTTTCCAGCAGGAAGGAATGGCAATCAAGAGGGCCATCCGTACAAAGAAATATCGTCCTGACCCTGTCAGAAGGGTGTATATACCGAAGCCAAATGGCAAAAAGAGACCGCTGGGAATCCCAACGGTCCGAGACAGGGTCATCCAGCAGGCAACTGCCCAAGTCCTGTCCCTGGGATATGAGCAGTACTTCAGTGAGAACAGCTATGGCTTTCGCCCGAATCGCGACTGTCATATGGCTGTCATGAAGGCACTGGAATATCTGAACGAAGGATATGACTGGGTAGTAGACCTGGACATAGAGAAGTTCTTTGACACAGTGAACCACGACAAATTGATTTCTATCTTGAGGGAGCGCATCAATGATGCGCCAACACTGAACCTGATACGAAAGTTTCTGCGGGCAGGAGTCCTGGAAGATGGTCTGGTCAGTGCAAACGAGGAGGGGATGCCACAAGGTGGACCGCTCTCGCCGGTACTGAGCAACATCTATCTGGACAAACTGGACAAAGAGCTGGAAAGCAGGGGATTAAGATTTTGCAGGTACGCGGATGACTGCGTCATCTTCTGCAAGAGTGAGATGGCGGCCAACAGAGTGATGAAATCCATCACGAGCTGGCTGGAACGCAAGCTCAAGCTGAAAGTCAGTGCAACCAAAACGAAAGTGGTCCGTCCAACGAATGCGAGTTTTCTCGGCTTTGGATTTTATAAGAATAGCCAAAGCTGGAAGTGCAAGCCATTAAAGGACCGGAAACAGCGACTGTATGACAAAGCGAAATCGATACTTTGTCGCAAAAGAGCGGTAGCCCGCTCTCTGGCCTCGACCTTCAAACAGCTGAACTGGCTGATACGAGGCTGGGTCAACTACTATCGTATCGGAAGCATGAAAGGTTTTCTCAGGAATTTTAGCATGTGGCTCCGCCACAAGATAAGAGTCGTCCTGATAAAACAGTGGAAAAAGCCTAGGACCATATATAAGAACCTCATGAAACTGAATCTTTTATATAGATGTCGGTTGTCTCATGAGGACATCTATAAAGTGGCCAACAGCAGACTCGGCTGGTACAGACGTGCTGGTATGGATGTAGTCAACTACTGTATCAATGTAAAATCATTCTCTACGCCAAAAGGGGACCGACCCGCATTAGTCGACCCCCTGGCATATTACCTCAAGTAACATTGGTTGAATAGCGATGTAGCGCCGTATACGAGACCCGTACGTACGGTGCAATGGGAGGGGTGAAAGTTTAAAGCTTTCCCTCTACCCTATTGCCTTACCATCCGAACATCTGCCTCAAATTAACGTCAGAGTGGGCAGATACAAAATTGGAGCACTTTTTGGAGCACTTTTTGGAAAGACGTTCGGTAATGATTAAGAAGGAAAGTGATATAAAACAGCGAAAAAGGCGAAAAAACATGATATAAATGTTTGATTAAGAATGATTAGTAATGAAAATCGGCAATAAGAATAACTGTTAAATTATACACTTCGTCAATTCTTCCGTCAAAAACCCCTTTACCTAAAGGGGATTCGACGATTTTTAATGAGGTTCATTCATTTTTGGAGTAAAATTGGAGCATTTTTCTACGCCAGAATGTTCGGGATTTCGTCTTCAAAAGCCCTTGCGATGGCCTCCGCTTTCCTTAAATCAGTTGTCTCTGTATAGACCTGCAGAGACATTGCTGCTGATGCATGGCGTGCCAAATCAGCAACTGTTTTCAAGTCAGTCCCGGCCAGCACAAGATTCGTGATGTAAGTGTGCCGGAGCATATGCGGATGGAAATCAAACCCAAGCTTTTGCGCTGCAGTCCTGATTGTATTACCGGTGTTTCTCGGATGCAGCCAACGTCGCTCTTCTGTACAGAGAATCAGGGGATAGGGGTTGTAATCTCTCCATTCCTTCAAGGCTTCTATCAATGGTTCAGGGACAGGTAAAACGGCATTCGATTTTTCTGTCTTCGTCATATCCCTGATATAGAAATCTTTGACCTTTAGCCTGGTGTAGGTCAGCTGCTTGTTTATCCGGATTGTCCGGCTCTGGAAATCCACATCATCCCATGTCAGAGCACAGGCTTCTGCGATTCGCAGTCCCAGATAGTAACCAAGCATCAGGAACACTCCTTTAGATCCGGAAGTGAACTCGTCTTTCCCGTGTGATACCAGATTCAACAGTGCCCTGAAATCTGTCTCCGAAAGGTAGTCGCTGCTGCCGGCTTTCTTTCTGCTGTTGTTGACGCCGGAGGTCTGTACCAGATTGATTGGCCAGTTGGCGATGTATCCGGATTTGACAGCCAGATTCCCAATCCCGGTCAGTACGGTTTTGGTAGTTGCGACGGCAGATTTTCCCACAGTCGACATATCTGTGAAAAAGCTCTGCAGTTCTGGGTAGTGCAGATCTTTGATATCTGCGTTTCCCAGAACAGGCAGGATGTGTTTATTGTAATTGTCCCTATACAGGCTGATCGTGTTCGGGGAGTATCCCGGCAGCTTGATCATCTGCTGGAAAAGCTCATCAACGGTATGAACGGTGTTGTCCACCACCAGTCCTTTGGCCAGATCCGACTGGACTGCAAGGGCATGGACCTGTGCTGCCTTTTTTGTCGGGAAGCCCGATTTACTGTACTTCTTCTTTTTCCCGTACCGGTCCTTGTATTCAAAGGTGACCCGCCATGTGTAGCCGGACTTAGACTTTTTCGATTCTCGCTTATCAAATCGCATAGAAAAACCATCCTTTCTGTTCGTCAGGATGGTACAATCACTAATGCTTTGAGGTTGGTTATACCATCCTTTGCCTCCCTCGCCGGCTGCATCCGGCGGGGGAGTTTTTTTTGTTGTTGTTAAAGGAGTCGAAATCGACCAGGTAGCAAATTGCGTTCTATGCAAAATGCTCAGAACACCATTTTCAACGCTTGACGAAAATGGTGTGGCTGTGAACCGTTTCCAAAATGGAAAGAGTTCAAATCATTAAAACAAAAGGCCCTGCGTCTCTATAGAAACACAGGGCTGGAGCCGCCGGGGCTCGTGTGTGGCTTCACAGCCGTGCTCCCTACTCGAAGGCTGGGAGCGATGGAAGCAGATATGATCTCTTCCTGAATGTATTCACATTTTATCAGTGAACGCCTGTGTCTTCAACAATTTAGTTAATCATCCCCATCAGAGCATTTTCCAGAACACGGCTGAAATTGATTCCTTTTTCTTCCGCAGCAGCTTTAAGCCATGCGGGGATAGTGGTATTGGTTTTAACTCTGCGGTTCCGGTATTCTTCGTGCAGTAGCTCCGGATAAATCGTGATAGGGGTAACGACATTACCGGCTGTGTCCTCAGCGCTCAGAGACAAAGAAGGTTCCGGGATTTCTTCGCTTTCTTCTTCCAAAGTGTAGTAGTGCATGGAGAGAGCGTCTTTTGCAATACGGGCGGCCTGATCAATGGTTTTTCCGGATGCTACACACCCTGGGAAATCAGGAAAGTAAACGCCATACCCTGAATCACAGGGCTCCATAACGGCTAAATAGGTTTTTGTTTTCATGATTCTTTCGAAGATATACAGGGCAGGAGGGCTTATTTCAGCCCCGCCTGTTTAAGGATGCTGTTGGCGGTCCCCTTGGGGACTTCGTCTGACCAGCTGTGGGGCGCGATGGTCACGAGTCCTTTTTTCTCAGGATGCTTGTACTGTCTGTGACTGCCTCTTTGTCTGGTGACCATCCAGCCATCTTTCAGTATCAGTTTTTCCATCTCCCTGTATGTCATCTCCAACCTCCTTATGCCTATATTATACGCCTAAATATACGTATGTAAAGTGTTTTGATTATTTAATCCTCAGTTATCCTGAGTTTATATTTACCAAGTACCCGGAAGTCATCTTCCGGGGTTATTAATATCGGCTATTTATAAACTTTTGAAACTCCGTATTGAGCTTGCTCGGGAGTAAATCCTTCAAATTCCAATTGCTCGATTAAGCCATCATAAGAGAAAGACATAGTATCGAGATAATCTTGGGCTTTGTTCGCTGCTTGTTCGTTCCAATCAGGGTTTATTTTATCTACCGCATAAGTTGCCTCTTCGTTAGAGAAACCCTCATATTCCAACTGTTCAATCAGACCGGACCTACTGAATGACATAAAGCTCAAATATGATTGAGCCCTGTTGACGGCATTTTTCTGTCCTGCTGATTCCGTTGGTGCTGTGGCTTTTGGAGTTTCTCCTTTTGTCTCTGTTTCCTCTTTAGCTTGCTCTTTTGGTTTTGATGGTTCTTTTGTGTTTGCACCTGATGTATCACCGTCTTCATCGACTTCGTCAAAAGCTGGTGTCAAAACAAACAGCCCCAGAACTGTATCCTCCCCAGGTACTACCCCTACGCTGAGCTTTAAGTGATTGTCAATTGCTTCTCCACTTCCATAACCGTATTCATACACAGCAGATCGGCAACGTTCTACTGCTGTGGTCATCAAATCGCCAGAATAACCAGAAAACATCTCCAATACTCCCGTCATCAGAGAAAAATCAGCAGGCAGTATCTCGTTAATATCTGCGGTATAAAAAACGAAAGCTAATGCAGATAATCTGTCGAACTCTCCGTCCATCGTTACTTCGGCGGTTAAGGTGCTGCTTAAGTCGACTCTGTCATAACCGTTATCTACTTGGTAATATTCCAAGTCTTTGCCTACTATTCCTTCCAGCCTTTCTTTCAGATTGCTTTTGCTAATTAAAAAAGCTGAATGGTTCGCATTCATAGGAATTTGCGAGTCCAATCTTGTTTCTGCCTCTGCTGTTTTGCTTGTTGCAGTTTCGGTTTTGCTAGGCTGAGTTGCGGTAGCGCATCCAGTCAGCATAAGAGACGTAAGACCTATAGCCAGTAGTTTTTTCATAATCAAATATCCTTTCTTAATTTTCTGTCATTCGCATACGGTACTTCCCTAACACACGGAAATCATCATCCCGCTGGATAGGAATGGGGTCATATCGCGGATTTTCAGAGAATAGCCACATACTCCCATCCGGGAGCTTTTTAAATCTCTTGCAGAAATACTCCCCATTTAGACTGAACGCACCTATACATCCAGGGTCGATGGATTCTGTCTGCTCAAATACGATATAGTCACCGTTTAATATTCGAGGCTCCATTGAGTCGCCGTATGCAGGATTGGCAAAATAGTGACACGCTTTTGAAACCATTGTATCCGGTACGCCCAGATAGTCCACCGGCTGCTCATCAACCCATTTACCGGTACCACAGGAAATCGGGTCATAGACCGGCACGGTGTTTAAGTGGATTTGCAGTCTTTCTGGAGACAGCAGATTGCCGGGTTCCTGATTGGGCTTGGCCTCTTCGTGGGTCCACTTGTTCCGGGCTTCTCTTGCCATTGGCACATCGTACCCCATCAGCCATGCTTCGCTAACACCCAGAGCATTGGCCAATAAATAAATTCGATCTTGCTTCGGGTTGACTACTCCATTTTTGTATTGAGAAATCGACCCTTTGGAGATGCCGGTACGCCTGCTCAATTCGGCCGCCGTTACTCCTGTCTCTGATAAAGCTTTGTTGAGTCGCTCCTTAACGGACGCAATAGGACTATCCATGATACCCTCCCTCCTAATCCGATTATACAAAAAGTTTAACCAGTAGCAATCCCAAGTTTAAAAAAATTAAACTTTTCTGTTGACGGCGGAAGGTTAAACAAGTTATACTCAGGGCGTGCTCAGGAAGCGAGGTGATTGAAATGGCATTCGAGTACAGAAAATTGAAAGGCCGAATTGTGGAGAAAGTCGGTTCACAGAACGCTTTAGCCGCAATTCTGGGCATCAGTGAAGTTGCATTTTGTCGAAAAATGACGGGGGAAACGCGGTTCTCCACTGACGACATCGTCGCAATCGCGAAGATTCTGGACATTTCCAAGGAAGAATTAGGCGAATATTTTTTTACTCCTAGAGTTAAAGAAGTTTAATCTTCGCCTCCCCAGGAAAGGAGAAACACATGAAATCAAAAGTACTGGCGAGCTTTCAACCCTACTACATGGCGGGAGAAATCGCACTGCTAGAACTGCGGGACGGTTTCGCGATCGCCTATGACCACGACTCAGAGACCATGACGTGCCGGAAGATGTCTTTCTTCGAAAGCCTGATGAGGGCAACAGACAACTATCAGCAGTATCTGCGACGGAACGGGTGAATGAAAGGACACACATGGAAGAAGAAAAAGAAAATCTCCGGATGGAGGTGAAAGGATGAGCGTTCACCAGCTGGCTGTCCTCCATTTCTGGATATTCGGAGTGGTGGCTATCGTGGCTGATTACATCGGCCACAAACTCGATCTAGGAGGTGCTTATACCACTTGGATTTTGATGGTTTGGTCTCTGTTTTCAGCCTATGTATTTCTTCTCTGACTCCGTCAACGATTATGAAGACAGTTCCGGCTGTATCCTTCGACGGATTGACATGGAGTGCTTTCTCATAAAGAGAAGGCGGAAGATACGGCAGAGCATGAGCCCTGGAGTTCTGATATTTCCGAATTGATTCAAAACTGGTAGGAGCATTTAGAGCGTTGAGATAGAGTAACTGGCTTAGATAGTCTTCGAGAAATTCAATGGATCGTAGATTGTTCCGCTCGTAATTCTGGTTATCGATCTCCATTTGCTTCATTTTCAACCGATAACGATTGTCGATTATAGATGTAAAAATCGGCGAAAGTATAGCAGCAATACCAAGTATCAGAGAGAACGTAACAGTAGATTCAAATTTCATAATCAAACCTCCATCAACAAGCGTAACAGAAAGGAAATCTCATGGAAGAAAAAGAAAACCCCTCAGCGGCGACCGAGGGATTGGAAAATTACTGTCTGTATCGATGCAAGGACAGATCGCCTGGCTGCCCGGAAAAGCCAGATCTTGAATGTGCGAATTACATGATGCGCATCAAGGCGAATACAAGAGTCAAGGCCTGGGCATGCATCCTCCTGATTCTAGCCACTGCTGTATTAGTTGTGTGGCTATGGTGGATAGGACTGCCACAACAAAGGGTAGAAGAACCGAACCAAAAATGCGTGAGATCGTCTGATTCTTTTTCCAGCGAAGGTACCGCATATAACGAGTGGTGACATAGGCCTTGCGGTCAGCTGAGGGAGTCTTATCTGCAAGGGTGTCATGAAACGAATAGCGGACTACAACAAGCTTTTCCCGAAGAAGGGCGGCTTCATACGGCCCCAGAACATCAGCATTTCTTCGAAATCGGTAAAGCACATATAATCGGATTCTTTCAGGCCAGAAAAGGTTCAGGTTTGAAAAATCTTCATTCATCGATTCTATTTCCTTTCTTTCACAGAAAGGATAACAGAAAGGAAATCTCATGGAAGCTACATATTTCAACCCGCTCATGACCTACACCATTGAGGATGTAGCGGGGCTCATGCACTGCGGAAGGGAGTCTGTGAACACATGGCTGGAAACAGGCATCCTGCAGGGCATCAAGACGGGGAAGGCAACAGTCATCCCCAGCGGAGAACTGGCCAGATTCCAGGAGGAATACCTGGGGCAGAACGTGTGCAATCTCAAACGGGCGCTGGATGCTCTCAAGGCAGTGAAAGGAAGGGCGCAGGCATGATCATCACCATCAAAGGAAGACGGTACCGGCTCTCACCGGGGCTGACAGAGTTTGTGCGGGGTGCCCAGTACGGACTGGGGCTCGCTGTGAGCATGGCTGCAGGAATCCTACTGGTGACAGCGTTCATGCTTGCGGCGTTGAGGTACGGGGCATGACTGAGTACCAGATTCTCAAGGAGCCCGGAGGTTACCGCATCTGGGAGCACAAAAGAATCGCAGGGGACTGTATGGGCTTTGATGCAATGAAGCCCCTGGACGCTTACGAAACGATGGAACAGGCGAGGCTGGCAAGAGTCGAGCTGTACCACAAACTGCCACTGTCAGAGCTGTGGCTGGAGGATGAATGATGACAAAGGAAAACAAAAACCCCTCAGCGGCAACTGAGGGGGAATACATGGCTTGTGCTTCTCAGAGAGCAGAGAATGAGATTTCTGAGAATACCACAAGAATTGAACTGATGTTCCACGGCATTTGCTGGAAACAGAAAGCAGCTGACGGTGTGAGCTTTGTTTTCAGTAAGAAGCCAACGATAGAACAGCTTGAAGAAATGCGCGGGGTCTTGAGGGAACTGATTGAAAAACCAGACCTAATCAAACACTCGGGTCAGATTCCCAATTCCTGCTCATAACCAAACCCTCCTTTCTTAAGGAGCATAACAGAAAGGAACTTAATGACTACTGAAATCGGGAAGCAGCGGGCGCTTGTCGCCCAGCTGCACCACGAACTGTACCAGGCTAAAATCCATAGCGAAAGTCTGGCTAAAATTGAAAAACTCCGCCGGAAGATGGTGGCGGAGGAAAAGAAACTGAACATGATGATCTTTGCAGCACAGGTGAAAGGAGACTGAGATGAACGAAATCTTTGATCCTATCCTGACCGACTTTGATACCTGGGAAAAGATGTGGGCACAAGACAATCTGAAACAGGACTACTCCAGCGAATACGAGCTGGGGCGGCTTGAGGGCTTTTTGGAAGCCAAAGCGATCATTGAAGAATACGTAAAAAAGTCCTGCAAATAGCAGGACCAACCAATTAACCAACCAAATCTTAACACAATCGTGTCAGGCCGGTAAGGCCGGGGGAGTAACGGCAGTGTAGGAGAGTGCCGCCATTCTGTACATGATTCAATTAACTCCTCTATTACATATCCGCTGCCTGGGCACCACTTTCCCGGCGTTACGGGCCTGACACAGAAAGGGACCATATGAAAGACAAATACAGCGTGTACTCGGACTTCGATGTCCGAAAGCACAAGAAGCATTTTACGGACTATCTCGAAGTGATCATCACACCCGATGGGCAGGTCCACTATGCAATACCCAACCACGTAGAGTTCATGATCGGATACATCTGCAGAAGGGACAGAATTACCCCTAGACAGCTGGAAAGGCGCTGTCCCAGAGTTTACCACTTTGATTTCCTGACATGGCTTTGCAAGGAAAGCGGATGCGTCAGCGTCTGGTCGAATTTCATCAAAGCCGTTGCTTTCACAAAAGCACAGATCAAGGCGCTCAATGAGCTGCGAGCTGCTGGAGTGTTGCACCTTGATATGAAGGAGGATTTCCCATGCTGCTGATCAAAACAATCACCGGACAGGTCGTTAACGCTGATTCTGTACAGATCTTCGCCATTGAGCGTCCCGCTGATTCTAACCGCTACATCGTGAGAGCCAAGACGGAAGACTGTCAGTTGCGTACGGATCTCGGCTACTACTGGAGCCCTGAACGGGCATGCGAAGAACTGGAAAAGCTGACCGAATTTCTGGGAAAGCGAAACAATGGGGTCTATGTAATGACCGACATCACCAGGAAAGAAGAGAAATAGAAGGAGAGAAAAGGGAATGACGAAGTCTGAAGAAGCGCAGAACAGGCTGGAAAACCTGTGGCACTACATCGACGGATATTGGCAGGCAGCTTCTCTGTCTGTGGCTGCCAAGGAAGTTGTGGACCAGATGTTTGGCCTGGTCCTGCAGAGTCTGGAGGAGCTGCACGGTGGATTCACCAGAGATGACATCCTGAAAGCAGCAAACAGGCACAGTCCGTATCCGTTTGTTGATCTTGAGGCTCTGGGAATCGCTGACGATGAGGTGCATGCATATGGCCGAGCTGATTGATGGAGTGATGCCTCTGGAAGACGGTTTCATGGTTGAGCGTCTGGACTGGCAAAAATCTCCACTCTACAGGTTAGTAAAGGAAGGCCGCCATGTCGCCTACTTTGACTGTCTCAAGGCTGCTCTGGGAGCCTACAAAGTCATCCATCGCACCAGTATCCAGCCAAGACAGAAGGTCCTGGATGCGGTGAGACGGGCCGAGTCCTATGCCAAGGAGTGGGACAGATGACTGAGAAACGCAAGCCTCGACCGCTGGAAATCTCTATGGACAACCGGGTGTCAACCAGGTACTGGCTGGAAAACGGAGAGCTGAAAAGCGACAGAGACGAGAATGTGTGGACGGTGAAAAAGGCAGGAACCTGCAGGAAGAAAAGCTGTGGGAACTGCCAGCACGCTTATGTGCAACGACAGATTTACAACAGTCACGATCCTGATGGATTCGAGGCTGTCCTGAAATGCAGAAAGGGATACAGATGACAAACCAGGAAATGGTACTCGACATGCTGGAAAGACAGCACAAGTACGACAGGGCCATTGAAAAGGCTCACGGGATCCAGATCAGGGCCCTTGGGTCAGACAGACTCAAGGCTGCCCTGCTGGATGAAGTCGGGGAGCTGAATCACGCCATGAAAAGCCGCTGGTGCTGGTGGAAGAAGACCCAGGCGCCGGAGGACAGGGATGAGGTGCTGGAAGAGCTGGCAGATGTCTGGCATTTCGCTTTGATGATCATCCTGCACCTGACAGATAAGCGCCCGGATTGCCGGGAGGCTTTCCTGGAAGGAGCGGGTTATCCAAGCGCCGGAGAATCTTGTACAACACCGTGTGATTTCCTGCGGGGCTTTATCCGCTCTGACCTGTGGCTCACAGAAAATACACAGGCGTTCGTGAGTGCAGGAGTCCTGCTTACGGATCTGACCAGATGGTGCGGTTTCACGATCGCTGAGATCCATAAAGCATACAAAAAGAAAAATGCTGTGAATTTCCAGCGGATCCAGGAAGGGTACTGATGACTGAAAGATGGAAACCGGAAAAGGGCGAGTGGTATTGGTTTGTCGGTTCCGATATGGTGCCTCGTGAAGACCAATGGGAAAACTTCTATCTCGATGGTGACTACTACGAATCCGGCAACTGCTTCCGCACTGAGGAAGAAGCCAAAGCAGCAGCCGAAAAAGTGAAAGCCCTGCTGCTGGTCCTTCACAAAAATCAGGAAAAAATGCGAACATCACCGGAACATTCCCAGAAAGTGAGAAGATCTACACCTGACTACTACAAGCGATTTTTCAAGGATGTTGAAATCCAGGTGAATGACATCACTCATCTATGGAACCTTGATTCAGATGAAGCTCAGGCTGTCCAGTATATCCTGCGAGCCAGATATAAAAATGATGGAAATGATGAACTGCAGGATCTTCGGAAAGCTGTGAATATGCTCAATATGGCAATCAAATGGAAGGAAATAGACCATGCCCGGGAATAACAACAAGCCTGTGAGATGTGTAGAGACGGGTCAGGTCTATCCATCACAGAGGGTGGCAATCGTTGACATGACCGGGAGATACAACGGTTACACGGCGGACAGATTCAAGAGTGCTCTTCGAACGGGGCAAACCTGCTTCAGCTACCATTGGGAACCGGCTGATGCTGCAGACCTGGAACCGGACAGAACTCCCCTTCTCGGTTGCCAACTCAGGGAAATCAGAGAACAGGAAGACATCTCCAGAGGTGAGCTGGCTGCTGTGTTTGGTCACACACACAACTGGATAGAGCACATGGAAAACGGCGACACAAACATCCCTCCTGAGATCAAAAAGTGGATGGAAAACCCCGGAAGTCCTGAGTATCCAGACAGGATTCTCAAATCGCATGGGTTGACCAGAGGACAACAGGCACTGGCTGTGGGTCACAGCATAAGCAGAACTATAGAGAAGCCCATCCATGTCACGATCATCCGCAGTGTCCCGGGTGAACACTGCATTAAGGCCAAGGACTGCGACGGCAACGTCTATTACCTGGCGGCTGATGAAGTGGTCAAGCCTGACTTGGTGGACTTCAGTCTCAATCCTGTACCGGTAGTCACAGGTCCGCCAAGCGGCCGCGGGATACGGTGCATCGATACGGGGGAGACGTGACCCAATATCCAAAGATGTGCGGATGATATCGGCGTTCACTTCAAGACCGTACAGGTTGCAGCATACAACGGCAGGAAATGCCAAGGACTGCGATACGAATTCCTGAAAGGAGAAACTGCATGAACGGAGTAACGGATTACGAAGTTATGGATCTGGCAGGCAGAGAAGAGGACCTGGACAGACTCTGTGACCTGAATGGCCGCATCGACAAATACAAGAAGGAAGTCAAGCGGCTGGAGAAGCTGAAGGAGCCGATTGAAAAGTCTATCAAGGAGCAGCTTGAAAACTCCGACATCGGCATCACAGTCGGTTACCAGGTTGACTACAAGCGGGGAACTACCCACAGGTTCAATCAGGAGCGCCTGAGGCAGGAGCACCCCGGAATATATGAAGAATATTACGAAGAAAGGCCGTTCCGCCGCTTTGCCATCAAGCGAATCGAGACGGCTGGAGAGGAGTTTGACTTTTGAAGTTTGAAATCACAAGCGGAGCCGATACCACGAAAGGCATCAAGACCGTGATTTATGGCGTCGAAGGAGTCGGCAAGACGACGCTTGCCAGCAAGTTTCCGGACCCGGTGTTTATCGACACCGAGGGCAGCACAACACACTTTGATACTATCAAGCGGCTGCCAACACCGAATGACTGGAAAGAACTCAAGGAAATGGTTTCCTGGGTTAGTCAGGAGAAGCCATGCCAGACGCTGATCATCGACACATTTGACTGGGCGGAGATGGCTGAAGTCGAAGACATGTGTAGAGAAAACGGCTGGAGGTCAGTTGAATCTCCGGATTACGGAAAAGGATACACACAGTCAGCCGAGAGAATAAATAAATTTCTTCGGGATCTGGAAACAAAGCTCGTCGACAAAGGTATCAACGTCATTCTGACCTGCCATGCGCAGGTAAGCAAAATCGAGCTGCCGGAAGAGCAAGGAGCCTATGACAAGTACGAGCTGAAACTGGGATCCAAAACAAAGTCCCGAACATCTGCCCTGGTCAAGGAATGGGCGGACATGATCCTGTTCTGCAACTTCAAGACTTACGTGGAAACTGTCAAAAGCGGTTTCGGGAAGAAAGGCAAAGCAACCGGCGGAAAAGAGCGCGTGATGTTTGCACAGCACGCAGCTGCCTGGGATGCCAAAAACCGGTTCGGTCTGCCGGCTGAAATGCCCATGGATTACCAGCAGCTGGCAAAAGTCTTTGAGAGAAAGACGAAGTCAGAACCGAAGAAAGCGGAACCCGTAAAAGTGGCTCCGATAGCGGAGCCGAAGGAAGAGCCAGTGATGCAGCCTGTCAGGGATGAAGGCTTCGAGGATGCCAGCCTGGCTGTGACATGGCCGGAAAGTGTTCCGGCTGCGGTCAAAGAGATCTGTCAGAAAAACTCTTTCATGCCGGATGACATCCAGCGGCTTCTGTACAACGAGAAGATCGTTAAGCAGCTGAATTTCGACCTGGCAAAAGTTCCGCAGAAATTTTGGACCAGCTTTGTGAATGAGTTTGAAACACGCTGGGGCCCGAAACTTGATATCGCACGACAGGACAACCTGCCCTATTAAAAGAAAGAAGGTAAATGATTATGAACGACGATTTTTTCAACTGGGGTGACGCCGTCACCGCTGACGCTCAGGAATTCGTGACTCTGATGCCTGGCAAATACACTGGGAAAGTAACCAAAATCGAAAAACAGCGCTGTGAAAGCAACGGGAAGATGAACGGCTGCCCGCTGGCTAAAATCACGCTGGAAGTCGAGTACGACGGCGGCAAAGCCTACATATCAGACAACATTTTCCTGGCACGGAATCTTGAGTGGAAGATTGCTCAGTTCCTGCACGCTTTCGGACTTAAGGAAAAAGGAGAGCCGGTACGAGCTGACAGGATCCTTGATTCCATGGGTAAAAGCTGCACCATCACAGTCTTCTGTCAGTCCGGCAAGGATGAGAACTACAAGACCTATACGCCGGAGGAAGTGGAGTACAACCTGAAACACGGGATCGATGTATTCTGCAAAATTAAATCCTACGAGCCGCTTTCGGAAACAGTGAATGCCTCAGCATCGGATGATTCGGAATTCGGCTTCTGATGGAGTACAAGCTCAGACCATACCAGTCTGAGGCCTGCCGTTCGATCATGGCAGAATTCGAGCAGGGAACGAAAAGGACCCTGCTCATTTTGCCAACTGGGGGAGGCAAGACCATCGTTCTGTCTGGCATCGCATTCAAGTTTGCCTATGACAGAAACCGCAACCCCACAGGCGGCAGAGTCCTCATCCTGGCTCACCAGAACATCCTTATCGATCAGGCGGCTGATAAGTTCCAGACAGTCATGGAGCTGCCTGTGTTCCGGGAACAGGGCAGACAGACCGGATGTCTTGAACCCGTGACTGTCTCCAGCATGCAGACAATGCAGAGACGACTGGACCGGTTCCCGACAGACTTCTTCCGACTCATCATCATCGACGAAGCGCATCACGCCCTCTCAGCCGGTTACCAGCGGATCCTTGAACATTTCACTGATGCCCGGGTGCTGGGAGTGACTGCGACTCCTGACAGAGCGGATGGAAAGAAGCTTTCCTGTTTTGACTCCGTGGCATTCGAGTACACCATCAAGCAGGCAATCAACGACGGGTATCTGGTGCCGCTCAAAGTCAAAAGAGCACCGCTGACCATCAATCTGTCGAAGGTCAGGAAGCGCCGGGGAGATATGGACGCATCGGATCTGGGCAGTGTCATCGAACCGTATCTCCATCAGATCGCCGAGATAGTCCGTAGCATGGCAAAAGGCAGACGCATCGTGTGCTTTGTACCACTCATCAGGACAGCCAAGAAAGCGGCAGAGATTTTCAGCCACTACGGTTTCAGGGCTGCCTGGACAGCCGGAGAAGACGATGAAAAGACGGACAAGCTGGCAGCTTTCGCAGCTGGTGAGTTTGACATCATCTTCAACTCCATGTTGCTGACGGAAGGCTGGGACTGCCCGGAGACAGACTGCGTCATCGTGCTGCGGCCCACCATGAGCCGGGCGCTGTATGTCCAGATGGTGGGGCGGGGCCTTCGTCTGGCTGCAGGCAAGAAAGACTGTCTGCTTATCGACTTCCTTTTTCAGAACGACAAATTCACGCTGGCAAGTCCGAAGGACATTCTGGGGGAGAACCGCAAGCGCTCAGGTGGCGGAGGAATGGCTCCGTGGATGGCAGGTGGAGGACAGCAGACAGATGCAGAGCAGCGGCTCGCTCAGGCTCTGGAGAAAGCTGGAAAGAAATATCAGGATCCCAGAGAAAGCGACAAATGGCGGTCTGTACTGGAGAATGCTCCAGCTAACGAGTTGTTTGACCATCCGTGTTCAGACAGCCAGAAACGGAAATTGAAGGCTCTCAAGCTGGATGCCACAGCCCTGACCTACAGTCAGGCAGATGCCATTCTCAAGGCTGCAGAGGCTGAAAAAATGCCTTCAAACGCCATGCGCTGGCGGTTAAGCCAGCTGGGCTATTCAGATGAAGAAATCGCCGGTATGAACTTTCCGGCAGCAAGAAAAGCCCTGGCGAAGCAGAAGGCCATGGGCAGGTGGTAGCTATGGAATTTGATTATCAGAAGATCTTGGACTGCATCCCGCCTTCCTGCACAGACAGGAATCAATGGGTGCAGGTGGGTATGGCGCTGAAGCAAGAGGGGCAGCCATTTGAGATGTTTGACCGATGGAGCGCCGGAGACTCAAGGCCAAACCAGTACCGAGGCTCAGAAGTCACCAGAAAGGTCTGGGACAGCTTCAAGAACAGCGGCTCCGGTACTGTAACAGGAGCGACCCTGACACTGATGGCCAGGGATCTGGGTATGGACCCGTTCCCGGCTTCTGACGGCTTCATGGACTGGGGCGACGAGATCACCAGTGATGGTGTGGAGCCCGTCCAGAAGACCATCAGACCTCCAAGACCGGACAAAAGCCGGAAAGACGTTTTCCAGATCATCGACTATCTGGAAGCTGTTTTCCGGCCTGAGGATCACATCAACGTGATAACCAGCAGCTTTGTGGATGAAGAAGGTAAGCGGAAACCTATCGGCACCGGGCTGATGACCATCACAGTGGAAGAATACTGTGACAGCCTCAGAAAGGGCGCTGACAGTCAGGACTTTTTCGAAGATACCTTTGGCTCTTACAACCACGAATCGGGCGTGTGGGTCAGGATAAACCCCATCTCCGGGACTCTGTCAGAAGGGCAGAAGGGTATCAGTGACAAGAACGTCACCAGGTTCGAGAACGCTCTTATCGAGTGCGACAGTTACACGCCGGAAGAACAGATCAGGCTCATCAGGGAACTGGGACTGCCTTACCGGGCGCTGGTCTACTCGGGCGGTAAAAGCGTGCACGCCATCGTCAAGGTGGACGGGCAGAGCCTGACGGACTACAAGGAGAAAGTTTCATGGCTGTTCGGTTACTGCACAGCCAACGGACTGCCTGTAGACACGCAGAACAAGAACCCCAGTCGGATGAGCCGGCTGCCCGGCGTTGACCGGGGGACTCAGAAACAGACTCTGCTGGAGACAGCAAAGCCAATGAAGTTTGACGAGTTCCGAAAGCTGGCACAGGCAAAGGAAGACGCCAAGGAGCTGGAGATAGAAAGTTTTGCGGATGTCTGCGACAACCTTCCACCACTGGCTCCGGAGCTCATCCATGGAGTTCTCAGAAAGGGGCACAAGATGCTCATTTCCGGCCCGTCCAAGGCTGGTAAAAGTTATGCGCTTACTTCTCTGGCTGTCGCCATGGCCGAAGGGAAGGACTGGATGGGGTACCAGGTGGAGCAGGGAAAGGTCCTGTACATCAACCTCGAAATCGACAGCCGCAGCTTCATGCAGCGCATCAAGGATGTGTATGACGCTCACGGCTGGAAAGTGGAGCACCCGAACAATTTCCGGATCCTGAACCTGCGGGGGAAAGCGGAGTCGCTGGACAGCTTTGCTCCAAAACTGGAGGCAAGGATACGGAATCGCGGATATTCCCTTGTCATTGTCGACCCCATTTACAAGGTGATAACTGGTGACGAAAACAATGCCTCTGATATGGGGAAGTTCTGCAACCTGTTCGACAGGATCTCACTGTCCGGGGAGTGCGCCGTCGCTTATTGTCACCATCACAGCAAAGGCTCACAAGCCAGCAAAAATGCCATTGATAGAGCATCTGGATCTGGGGTCTTTGCCAGGGACCCGGACGCCATCATTGACATGACACGGCTGGACATCACAGATGCAGACCGGGAAGAGATTAAAGCCAGACTGGCAGAGAAAATCTATGATGAAAAACTCCGTGAGACTGGCCAGTGGGACAATCTGCAGAAGATACATCCGCAGGATCTGACAGACCGTATGGCCAAGCAGGAGCTTGTCAGGCAGCATTTTGAACTGTTCCCGGACCGGAAGCGGGAGTTTGAAGAAAAGCTCTCAGAGGCTCAGAAACTGGGGGACTGCCCAGCCTATCGCATCAGCATGACGCTGCGGGAGTTTGCCAGCCCCGAGGATAGGGACGTATTCTTCCAGTTCCCGAAGCATGTCGCAGACCCTACGGGTGTGCTGGCAGATACTTTTCTGGAAGGCGATAACGATATAGCTGCCATGAATAAGAAGAAAGCGGAAAAGACCCAAAAGAGGGCTGATATGAAACTTGAATGGTATGACCAGCAGCGGGAGCAGGGGCATCAGGTGACCATCCAGGACTTGGTGGATCACTTCTCTTCCATACCAAAAGCCAAGTGTAAATCCAAAAATACAGCAAGGGCATGGGTGGATAATCATCCAGAGTTAGTGAGGATAAACGGCCTGATTTTATATGCCGATGAAGCCCCGGAAGAGACCGGGGTCAAAAGAGTCAAAAACGAAATTGACCCCTCTGACTCCTAAGGGGTCAAAAAGGGGTCAAAAGGGTCAATTTGCGGCACTTTGACCCTAAAATTGACCGGTCAATTTCCGGAGCAAAGAAAAATTGACCCCTGGCAGGGGTCAAAAGGGTCAATTTGCGGGAAAATGACCCCTCTCTATAGGGGTCAATTTTAGGGGTCAATTTCCCTTATATAAGTGTCATAACTGACCCTTCTCGCCTGACGGCTCAGGTCTGGGCTTAGGTCAATCTCCGCCAGAGGTGCGGAGAGTTGACCATTGGCCTATGACCGATGCGCCGTCTACACGCAAAATGACAGGAGAAAAAGATGAACGAAATCTATATCGTGATCCCAGGGGAGCCTTATCGGAAGACTCATCAGAGCGGTACACATATCGGCCAGGGACGGACGTACAAGGACGCAGGGCTGCGGGAAGTGGAAAGCCGACTGATGGAAGCCCTGAAGCCTTACGCACCGTCAGCGCCATGGAATGGGCCCGTGGCTCTGTCTGTGGCATTCGCCTACGGAACAAAAAGTGAGAAAAAAAGCGGTTTGTGGAAGATCACAAAACCGGATACAGACAACCTGATGAAAACCTTGAAGGACTGCATGACTGCCTGCGGATTCTGGTGGGACGATGCGCAGGTGGCGGAAGAATTTGCGTCAAAGTTTTGGACAATTCAACCTCACATTACAATCGTCGTTTCGAAGATGGAGCAATGATTTATGACAAAACATGAAAACGCCGTACGGCCGAAAATAAGCCACGCTCTGGTCGATAAGCTCATCGGAAAGGAATATATCAGAATTTATCATTGCGGCGTCTGTGGGGCCTCTGTTGGCCTCTCAGAGAAATCCTGCAAAGTTTGCGGTACTGCAGTGGACTGGAACGGCATCAAGCCAGAGAAAGGGAGGAAAAGACGATGAAACTTTTGAAGAATAAACTCCGCAGGACAATCACAAGATACAAGGATTTCAATGAGTTTCAGAAGACGCTGATGGAAGAGGCAGCGCGGATGGAAAAGCGGCTGCGGGTAAAGGGGATTGCAGTTGTGGCAATCCCGATTCTGGCCAGTGGCCCAGGGCAGGCAAGAGGCGATGACAAAACAGAAGTTTTCATCAGCTGCCCTGTACTGACGGATTTTCGACACATAAGCAATGACACCATGCTGCTCCTGAGACAGTTATGTAGAAACTTTTCTGCAGATTCCGGAGAGGCCCTCATGAAGGAAATGAAATCATGGAATGAACGAAGTTTTTGATCAAAAACTTTACGCATTCGTGAAACAGCTTGAAGAATAAAACCCGGGCTTTTAGTACTTTTTTTCAGGATTTCAAAAGTCACAAGGGATTGTTTTTATGGCATAATTTACTTGGGTAAAAGCTACCCCTTACCGTTTGAGCGTCTTGTTAATTCGTCGATGATTCAAACGGTCTAACCGATAGCGGGCGACATGGCCCGCTATATTTTTCTGAAAGTTTTACGATTGAAAGTTTTTGCGAAAAGGGAGGTACCGATGAATCCGATCATTGCCATTTGTGACTTCACTGCATATCCGGCGCTGAAAGGGGAAAAACTTTTCCTGGAACAGAAACTTGAAAGTATCCAGCAGGAAAAGCGGGATTTGTACCATCCTTCCGCCATCCAGTACGATTCAGAATCCGGGCACAGCCAGAACCCGAAAGGAACAGACAAGATCCTGATCAGTCTCATCACCGAAGAGCAGAAAGCTGTCGAAAGGCTTTCGGTCGTCAACGCCCGACTGGAGGACACTGAAAAATTAGTTTTTTCTCTGGCATATCCTGAGCGGGATTATGTCCGTGAAAAGTATTTCAACCGCAGCACATGGGAGGAAATGGAGAAAAAGTTTTACCGCTCCAGGGGAGCCATCGACTATCACATCCGTAAGGCTGTAGAAGGGATTTGAATATGTCGAAGACAGATTTACATGTGATTGTCTACAAACTTTTGCGGTATGTGTACGAGTTCAACAGGCACGGGATCCTGCCCGATCTGATGAACGCTCATGATCTAGTCCCGGTTCCGGAAAGGTACTTTAATCAGGCCGTCAGGGAACTGTCATACGGCGGATTTGTCCGCTGGACATTCCTGCCGTGTATGGAAATCACTCTGAAGGGTGACGAGTTTCTGACGGAAAACCGGCAGATGCAGAAAGCCAGGGACTTTCTGGGTATAGAGTTTGAAGCCAGGTTATCAGGCCTGTTCATTCATTAAAAAAAACCGGCTGTATGCCGGTTTTAAGCTATTTTCCATTCCGGATAAGTCCAGCCGGTCAGGCTGTTGAAGGTTCGACCGCCTGCGCGGACTTTTTCATAAGTGTAGTACCTTGAGGGGATTTCGTAATCCAGCTTGTCCCATGCTTCCCGGAGCATTGGGATTTCTTCGTTGCATGCGGGTTCAAAGCTCTCCAGTTCTTCAACCGTCATACCTTCGAAGGGATTGAGGCTTTCGAATGCGGATTTGTAAGTGCGGAATTCTGTAGTTCTGTTCATTTTCATTTCCTCCTTGGGTTTGGCTTCCCATTACTCCCTGGCGGGAGTTTCGGCCGGTTGCCGTCCGGCTCTCATCAGATGGGTTATGCCGTCGCCTTTCCGTAGTCGGCTGTTGCCAGCCAT